TTTTGATATGGTATCTAAAGATTTTAGACTCTTGAACAAACCATTTAAACCAGTCATCGTGACAGTTTAAGAAGTGGCACATACCCACTTCACACCGTTGCTTATTCGGTTATAATAAGTACATAACAAACAAACACACTTCTCACATCATGCGTAAAATTGAAACTCAAATGAACAAAGCAATCAGAACTCAGTCAAACTGGTCTGGTTCTAATACAACAGTCTTCACAACTGACAACGGTCTTGAGTCTACCGTTTACCTACATGGAAACCATATTGCTACATACTTCCATGCAGAAAGACAGTTACAACTTTTTAACGGCGGTTGGGAATCAAATACAACTAAGTCACGTTTGAATGCACTTCTTGATGAGTTTTCTTACGGTTCAAAAGTATTTCAAAAAAACTGGGTTTGGTTCCTTTCACAGTTCGGAACAGGTACAGCAAAACCATTTTTCAACGGTGTTACAGTAGAGGCGTAAATGAGATTTATTTTAGTTGCGATTGTAATTGTTGTTGGTGTCAATATAGGCATCAACGCAATTAACTCAGTTAAGCAAATTCAAGAAGACAAACTAGATCGCCTCTGTAAAATCGATTCTAGTTTTTGCTCTTCAGAAAATAAATAAAACAAAACGAGTTTTCCACAATGAAAAAATTTGAAAGAGGTCAATTCGTCATCTATGAAAATAGGTCAAGTTTTATTAATTTTGTATGTGACCAGTATGTGACCGTATGCATCTCTGAATCTTTGAAACCACCTGAAGAGGCGGAGCACTCGGTCAACCCATACAGGCAGGTTAATGTGGTAGTCAATCCTGACTTCTGGAATACTATAATTCCAGACCCAACAAAACCCTATAATAGGTTTTCCACAGAGTATGCGGAAATTGTGGAAAACATTAAATAAATCTAGGTGTGTGTTTTATCTCTTTGTAAATGTTCTCAGGTGATGCACTCTTAGCACGTTTCCTATGAACTGTCAAGCACCTCTTAACAATCTCCGAGATACTTGACAAACACTTCAAAATTTGGTACAATGAACCTTGTAAGGGTTCAGAAAAACAAACTCTAATCCATCTCAATCCTATGCTTTACACTATCTACGACAACAACGAAATCCTAAGAGGTCAGTTTAAATCAATCTATGACCTTGAGAGGTTTATAGATAGTATCCGCAGAGAGAGGGGTGAACAGTTTCCCAACACTCCGAGGACTACACCGTTTGAATATGTGAAGAGCATCGGATGGTATTGGGAAATTGCTGATAATCTAGGGGTTGACAGTTTGGCATCTGCTGAGGTATAATAGAAACATGAAAGGGGGTTCCACTATGTAACAACAATTCGCTACAGATTACATCCACTAAGTTATAAGAACTGGTGAGAGTGTTAAATGTTACTTAGGGCAGTTAATTTACGCCCCTTAATATATTATTGCAGCCACTACCCTAACCTACAAAGGTTCCCCAAAGCGATTGATATATTATTCCAATAAAGTTTTCCACAGGTATTAAAAAATTTTTTCAAAATTAAAACATGGCACATTTAGTTTATTGGAAATTCTCTAAGTTACCATCAGAGATGGTTGATATTTTAGTTAGAGACTTGAAACAATATGATGAATCATTAGATAAATCAACAATAAGAGATGATGACTTAAGTTCAATTGACAATAAGAACTTAAGAAATAGCAGGAATTGTTGGATTGATAGTAATCTTTGGATAGGTGGATTTATATGGTATTATATTGCGAGATCAAATCGTGAAAATTTCATGTATGATATTACAGATATTGATAATGGCACTGTACAATATACCGAATATGAAAAAGGAGAATTTTATGATTGGCATTGTGATGACGATATAAGAAGTCGTATGATGAAAAATAAGCACATATCTAGTGCTGAGAATCAGGGAGAAACTATAGCTATACTTAATGGAGAATATGTAAGAAAGTTGTCATTTTCAATTCAACTTTCAGATCCAGAAGATTATGAGGGTGGAGAATTAGAATTTAGATGTCCTCCTACTGCTGATACTTTTTATGCACCAAAAGATAAAGGTACTATAATTACATTTGATTCGAGAGTTTTACATAGAGTAAATCCAGTTAAATCTGGTATTCGTAAAAGTTTAGTTGGATGGATAGTTGGTCCAAGGTGGAAATAATTGATTTTATCTTATAATTAAAAAATTTTTCGGAGGTAAAAAATGATTTCTAAGGTTCGCAGAAACAGGCAAGACATTCGTACATGGGCAATAGAACAACTAATAAGAAAAGAGAACTTCTTAGACCCTCGTATGTATGCCTGTGCTGATTGTTATGCATCTATGTACATTTCACAAGTATTAGATGATCTATATACACTATGGATGGAGTGGAAAGAAAAACATCCCACTGACAATCCGCAAGTCATTAACCGCCTATAGAGATATGTCCCATAGATTCACAACCAAACTCGAAGAAGATGATTTCGGTGATTTAATTGTCACGATACCTTATGAGATTTGTGAAGAACTGGGATGGACTATTGAGGATGAATTAGACTATGACATTACCGAGGATGGTAATGCATTTACAATGAAGAAATCAAATGACTGAAAAAACTGATAAAATTTCTGCTGTTACTGGAGAACAGATCGGAAAGTCTTTACAGAATTTAAATGAGTGCATTAGACTGCTCTCTAAGCGTCTCAAAGACGTGGAAACCTATGTTTCCGAACTACCTACCCCCGCCAAGACTTATTACAAACCAAAGGGGTATCATGACTATATGAACTTGGCAGAGAATTTTACAGAAATCTATAGGAGGTTGGATAAGATAGATGGGATGCAAGACTAACCAATTTACTGATATCTGCGGACCAGTTCATTGTTATAACTATACAGCACCAAATCCTCCTACGGTAGGAACTTCTGTGGGCGTGACGATTGAATACCGAGAATATCCACATTCCTTCATCCGTGACCCCGACGCTATCCACAGTTATAACATACCTGATAGAGATAACGATGCTATCATGTATCCATACTACCTAACTGAATACCAATCTCCAAATAAACCGCCTGGAATTTGTGGGAAGGCAACCAAGACCGACCCTTGTAGTGGAGATTATTCATTTGGTAGAGAGGATTTTGATGAAACTATAATTGCTTTAGGTTTTACACCGACTAAGTTGTCTTTTGACTTTCAATATTCTGATACTTGGTTTTCATATATCTACGATACGTCCGATGATGCAGGTCAAATTGGTATAGCAGCATATTGGATAGAAGATGATGAGGGAGAAACTATAACTACCGTGCTTCCTACTGGTACGCCAGGTGAAGAAGACTATGATCCAGGTAGCACCTCAAGTAGTTTTTCTGGTACTAGTGAATGTATTCCTTGTACTAACTTCACGTGTACCCCCGCCAAAACCACATTAAAGTATGAGGGATGTGATGATTTAACTGGCGATCCAGATTGTCCACATCCTACACTATTTGCTATTGATACAGACTCACTTAAGATTGCATTTAGTTATGACCAGTTTTCGACCACAGTGCCTAATGGTGTTACAGACTTTGAACTTAGTTTTGATGGTGTAACCTATGCTGATGGATGGAATCCAAATACCCTAGAGGGTATTGATTATACCTCATCTCAAAATCCATGGACATTTGAAGATGCTGGATTTTCTGATTTTGAGATATTTGATATTAATGATGGGGCATCTGCATCAAATTTTAGAGTGAAATTTAGAATTGAGTCTCTTTTTGACGATTCTGCTGCACCACCTGAATCAAATATAGTGATGCTTGGTACCAAATGGACATGTACTGAGATATTAAACAATGGAACAGGGTTTACAGTAGGTCAAATATTTCCATTATCTGCTACTGTTGGTCTAGCTAACGGCACAACAGTTAATTTAACAGTTAATTTAAAGGTTACTGCTGTTGGTCCTAGCACTACTCTCTCTGGTGGTGACGTTACTGATATCATGAGATTGGGTGATAAGATCAATGGACACACAATTACCCGCACTTTTCACACTGAAGTAGGTCAATTTCCGTATCATATTGCATATCTTGACGGATCTGGCAGTAATTTTACTAAAGACACGCAATATACCTCTGATAGAAACCATATTATCACGGTAAAAGCGGGTTTTGGAATTGCTGATCGTGCAATTATGATAGGTTTATTTGAATTTTTGGATAAATCTCTTCAATTTGTCACTGGAGATGTCAATCAAAACGCTCCAGACATCTTTAATAGCGTAATTTATCCTCAAGCATGGATTTCGGTTGACGAAAATGGCGGAATTAGTGACATAAACATCTCTGGAGGAGTTTTTAAGTTAAATACTGGTAATTTTGATGATTTAAATACTACTTCTCAGTTAACTGGATACTCCACTGATGAAAATGTTGCGACTACTGGAGGCACTGGAAACGGATTAACACTCGATATTGAAGTTACCAGTCTACTTGATGATCAAAGTAACCTTTTAATTGACCGCATTACTAGTGTAAAGGTGAATAATCCTGGTACTGGGTATACTGTAGGTGATAAAATTACCATTTCTGGCGGTTCTGCAAAAATACAAGTGGAAGAAATCACTAGTGGAGGGGAAAATTTAGACAAATTATCAGGACCACCTATATTAGATATCACTAGTCCTGATGATGACGGTAATTTTATACCAAATAAGTCTACAGATGACGGAGAATCAGAATTTATTTTTTCAACTACTGAAAGTAATCTTAAATTTGAGGTAGTTACAAAAGATAATGCTCCCAATTTGGAAGTTGTTTCAGATACTGGTGGAAATAATGAAACAGCAAAGATAAGGGGAAACTTTAGTGGCGGTTCATTAACTTCTGTAGACATCATTAGACCAGGAAAAGGATATTCTACAAAGATAAGACCCCAGTTAGTCGTTGTTAACGTGAATGAAGAGACAATTGAGGTTAATAAGAATGAGGGAAAGAGAGATGATCTGGTTGATGAGTATGGTAATATCTTAAAAACCCTTCCAGAAGGAGATATAAAGGCATCTGCGGATGATTTACAGGGAATTGATGATTCTTATTCAGAAGTTAACGCAGAAAATGTGAATAAGTACAAAAATACCCCTATGCAAATCAAAATGGATCCTCTAAGACAACGTACACATAAACGTAGTCAACGTAAATTACAAAAATTTCAAACAGATCCGTTAAAAACACGTATAGTACCAGATTATGACACGGATTTTCTAAAAAATTCTCCAGAAGTTGATAATGATTTTAAAGAAGTGATCATATCTAATAAAAAAACGAGTCAAGACACGGTTTTACAAAATATTGACGACATTACTCAACCAGTATATCCCGAATATACCAATCTTGATGAATCTAGGATACAAACCAATGCGGGTAGTTTTACACAATTACCATATTCGTCAAAATACACTAAATATGTTATGCGGCAATACCGTCCTGACCCCAAAAAAGTTCAAAAGTTAACAGTAACTTTAGGTTGTACGCCCGTTAATATTGGTAAATCACATTTTGTGTGTAACCAACCAGCAGCGACACCAAATACAGACACTGGTGTAGTTAATAATGGTGATGGTACAACTACCCAAGAAATACATATATTTTCTTTTGGAAATCAAGTATTGGGTCCAGGTTGTCAACCTTGGAAAGCGAGTGGAGAAATGACTATCTGGCATGATCTTACTAGGGATGCTAGAACGGTGGTACGAGCATCACAAGCATATGGTAATCCATATGATGAATAAAAAGGAAAAATAAAATGCCATTAAAAGCAAGACCAATAAGTTTAGGAGCTGCTGCACTATTCATGGGAAGTTGCAGTGGACACGGAACAGGTTCTGGATCAACTCATCATCCAGGATTGGGAGGGGGTACTCTTCCTGGTTGTATAAAACCACCAAAGGATCCAAAAATCAAACAGAAATCTGTAAAACTCATGGATTCCACGACTATGTGGCCACCCCTTGCACAGACTCCTTTATCGGCAATAAAAAGAAATGTTTTAATTAATGGAATTATTCCTATTATCGATCAAGATAAATTAATTCCACACCCGACTCCAACTACACATCAGGCATGTTATACTGGAATTCCAAAAAAATGTCCACCAGGTTGTACCACTAATCCTGCCTATTGGTGTACAGTTGGTGTTGAAGGTGGTCGTGAGACTGCTAAAGGTCACGCTCGTCAACATCAAGCTACTATTAAGACCGTTTTTATTAATGGAAGAAGAGCAGGTGTATTTGGAGATCCCTTTGGTATTAATACCACAGCACTCCCATGCAATTCAGTAGTAACTGGATGTAGCAAAAACGTTTTTTTAGGTTGCACTAGAGGTTAGTGAAAAAGAAAAAACCATTTAAACTTAACATATTTGGTATATTTGGTATTTTTGTGCTATTATTAGGCATTAGTTCTATTGCTATTTTTTATTACTATATTAAGGAGGTTATACTTTAATGGCAAAAATCAAGCAAAATCTTGCTGGAGGATCTTTTGTAGAGACAATTCCGAAAAAAAGTCGCCAAGGAAGAGGAAAACACTCAAAATACTCTACTACAAGCAGAAATGGAGCAAAAAAGCGTTATCGGGGACAAGGGCGATAAATATAATTGTATAAAGTCCTGATAGGGAGATGGCTTTAAAAAAAATAGGAGGATCTAACTTAAAAAGGTCGAGAAGTTTTAAAGACTTCTCGGTCAATTTTGCTAAGAATCCTTTTACTGACGATCTTTCTGTCGTGAATAATGATAACTCCATTAAACAAGCGGTTAAAAACTTAATTTTAACCTCTCCTGGAGAAAAACCGTTTCAACCGTTAGTTGGTTCGTCAGTAAAAAGACTTTTATTTGAACCGTTGGATGCATTTACTGCAGATGCCGTTTCGGAGGAAATAAGGACGACAATCAATCAATATGAACCAAGAGTATCACTCACTAATGTTGATGTTACTCCAATTTTTGAAGGAAATAAATTAAATGTATCAATTGAATATAGAATAGTTGGTTTACCTATTGTTGAAACAATAGAATTTGTTTTACAGAGACCAGAGTAATGCAACCAAATAACCTAACAGCATTAGATTTCGAAGATGTAAAAGCTTCAATAAAATCATATTTAAGGACTCGTAATGAGTTTACTGATTATGATTTTGATGGATCATCATTGTCGTATTTAATTGATCTATTAGCATATAACACATACTATACCTCTTTTAATGCAAATATGGCATTAAATGAGGTATTTTTACCTTCTGCCACAGTAAGAGACAATGTTGTTAATATTGCTAAGTTATTGAATTATGTTCCTAGATCTATTAGTGCATCTAAAGCGTGTCTAAAACTTAATTTAACAACTAATCAAGTAAATGGTTCATATCCAACGTCAGTTACCTTGAAAAAAGGTGCTATAGCATCAGGTGGTACATATCTTTGGAATATTTTAAGTGATATCACAGTTGGTGTAAATCAAACTACAGGTGAGGCAATATTTGACACAGTAACTGTGTATGAGGGTTCTTTGGTTACTTTTTCATACATTGTTAATACATTTGGAAAACAAACATACAAAGTTGCTTCAGAGGACGCTGATATTTCAACATTAGTCGTAAAAGTAAGACCAAACGAATCATCCACTCAATTTGACCTCTACAGTCGTGCAGATACTGTTGCTACCGTAACACCTACAACTCGTTCATATTTCTTGTCTGAGACCGAGGACATGAGGTATGAGATTAGGTTTGGTGATGATAGTGTTGGTAGAGCAGTAAAAGACGGAGAGGTTATCGATCTTGAGTATTTGGTTACATCAGGTGCTGATGGTAATCAAGTTTCTAGTTTTAGTTTTATTGGACAAATTGTAGATAACAATGCTAGAACATATGCTACTTCTGGTGTTAACGTAGTTACTAAGCAAAAATCTCAGCAAGGAGATAAAGCAGAGAGTATTGAATCAATTAAGTATAATGCACCAAGATTTTATGCTGCACAGTATAGGGCAGTAACTGCTCAGGACTATGCAATCATTACTAAAAAGATTTATGATAATGCAGATTCTGTAGTTGCTTATGGTGGAGATGGATTAAATCCTCCTGTATATGGAAAAGTCTTCGTTGTTATTAAAACAAAAACAGGATCAAATCTTAATGATGCAACTAAAAAACAAATTGCTGCTAATTTAAGACCATATGCAATGGCATCTATTGATCCCATTGTAACTGATCCTGATGATGTATACATCAATGTAAACGTATTTGCTTTGTATGATACTGGATGTGGACAAAATCCTTCTGAAATTGAAACTGATATTAGTAAAGCAATCACTGATTGGGGAATACAAACGCAAATTAATAATTTTAACTCAACTTTTAGAGCACAACAACTTGAAAAAGCAATCACACTCTCCAATAAGTGTGTTACAGATACATCACTTCAAACTACTATTTTGAAGTATATAAAACCAGATACAAATCAAACAAACACATATTGCGTCTCTACAGGAGGTAATCTATATGATAGTGCTCCTAGTCAAGATGAAGGTGATGGAGTTTGTAAAAAAGAACCCGTAATTTTATCTGGTACATTTAGAACTGCTGACAGACCTGGTGTTGATCAGCAATTTGAGGATGATGGTTTTGGAAATTTGAGAACTTTCTATAATACTGGTATTCGTAAAATCTATACCAGTGATAATGCGGGAACAGTAAATTATAATACTGGTGAAATTTGTTTTGGTCCAGTGAATGTTATTAATACTGGAGGAGGAAGTTTTCTTCCTGGTGCAGTAACAATCACAGATGACGTAACTGGAATTGGTGAAGTTACTGATGGTACATTATTACCAACAGATCTTCAAATTCCAGTTCAATTTATTCCTGCCAACAATTCTACTATTCCAGCAACAACTCCTGGAACTATTATTAATATAGTCAACCCATCAGTTACAGTTGCTCCTGTTGGAACAGTTGTACCCCCAACAGTCCCACTAAATAGTTTGACACCAACAGATTTCAATGTAGTTCCTGCTATTCTTGACATCCCTCCCATCAGTAATCCTGGTGGAATCAACGATTCTAGTTGCTTCTAAAGTTAGATGAATATTAATAAGGTCTCCCAGTCTATCGCTTCTCAGTCTCCTGAGTTTCTAAAGACAGATTATCCACTGTTTAATAAGTTTATTGAGTACTATTATAGGTCTCAAGAAAAAACTGGGTTGGGTCAGAATATTATTAATAACTTTTTGCAATATCTCGATATTGACAAACTTGATATTAATATTTTAGGTGGTAATACAAAGTTAGTAGAAGCGATTACAGAAAGCAGTGATGAAATTGTTGTTGAGAGTGTTGATACTTTTTTAGATAAAAATGGTTCTATTTTAATTGGTGATGAGGTAATTTATTATGAATCATCTACAGCAGCACCAAATATTGCTTTAAGTCCTGGTGTTTCTTATGAGCAGGTAAAATTAAAGTGGGTTGGTCTTGCTCAAATCATTAATTCTTTTGATGGAACTACAGTTAGATTCCCTCTTACATCACAATCTTCTCCAATTTCACCACCAACAGCACAACATTTAATTGTTAGTTTGTATGGTGAAGTTTTAATTCCTGATGTTGATTATACTGTTGATGAGGATAATATTGTCTTTACAACTGCTCCAAGAGCAAGACAATTAGGTGATGATAATAGTAAAACATCTATTACATTTTTAAACGGTTTTATTGAAAATAATATTATCGCTCTTGATGATATTTCTCCAGATTTCGGAGATTCTAAAACAAACTTCCTTATTCGTAAAAATGGAGAAAAATACGAACCTGTTGCTGATGAATATATTTTAGCAGTTTATGATAATAAATTACTTGAACCAAAAAAAGATTTCTTTATTGATCATGATATCTTCATTTTTAATGAGGCACCTTTAAACGGAAGAATATTATCTCTTTATTCTATTGAAGCACCAATTCCTTCTTTTGGTTCTGGGGCAGTTGGTTATGCACGTGTTAATAACGATGGAAAATTAACATCAATAGAGATTAGTAAAACAGGAAGTGGATATGAATACAAATATCCACCTAGGGTTTCTATTTCTAGTCTAAATGGAGATGGAGCATCTGCTTCTGCGTTAGTAAACGGTGTTAAAAACTCTATCTTATTAGATGGTGGTAGAGGTTATAGTGATACTAATCCACCAACTGTTGTTATCCAAGCACCAACCAGTTCTGGTTCTATTCAGGCAGAATTAAAAGCAGTTGTTACAGATGGAAGAGTATCTAGTGTAGATATTACAAATTCTGGAAGTGGATATACATTTATCCCCAGAGTTTCTTTTGTACAACCTGGTGGTGCAAAACTTGGCACTGTTACTCTTAATAACACTAGTGTTTCAGGAACTATTGAAGTATTAGATGGTGGACAGGGTTACACTACACCACCAGAAGTCTATATTGATGAACCAATAGGAGATAATCCTGTAAAAGCAAGATTAACTGCAGTTTTAACTGATGGTAAGGTCACTTCAATTGTTATTAATAATCCTGGTCAAGGATATCTAACTACTCCTCGAATTGCAATTATTGATCCAACATCTGCTCAAGTTTTAGAAACTGTAGTTGATTCTAATGGTAGAATTACTTCTATTGAACTTTTAAGTGGTGGTTTGGGATATGATGATATTCCATCAGTTTATATCGTAGATAATAGAGAAGATGGTGGAACTGGGGCAGTTGCTACGGCTTCGGTATTTAATGGAAAAATCACTGATATTAATATTAGTAATTTTGGTAGCGGATATTCCTCTGCAAATCCTCCTCAAGTTATTATTCAAAATCCTCCAGAAGCAAGATCTTCTGTTCAAATTGGATTAAATGAAGTTACAGGTTTTACAGTCTCTAAACAGGGAAGTGGATATAGTAAAGCAAAATTTGAGGGTTGTGCAAGAGCAGTTAGTGGTATTATTGAGTATACTGCATCTGGGAATGCGGTATTTTCAAATAACACCATAGCATCAACTGCTGAGGAAGACACACAAATTAAGTGCCTTGATGCTCTTTTTGTAAAAAGACTTTTGGACAAGTATACAGAACAATTTCTCCCTGATGTTCCTGAACTTGATTTTACTAAGATTGATGTAAGAAATGCAATTAAATCAGTAAAAGATTTTTATTCTACGAAAGGAACTTCTTTCAGTATTGCATATCTCTTCAAACTTCTTTATGGTGAGCAAGTAAGTGTATCTTATCCAAAAGATCAAATTATTAAACCTTCTAATGCAACTTGGTCTATTGATACAATTCTTCGTGCTACATTAGTAAGTGGAGATCCTACAAATATTAAAGATGGATTATTAACTCAAGATTTAAGTATTGCTGATGATAATATTGGTGCAGCTAGTGCTTTAATTGAAAATTTCATCTCTATCAAAACATCAGACGTTGAACTTTTTGAACTTGTTCTTTCTGAAGAAACTATTACTGGAAGATTTGTAGTTCCTTATAAAACAAAACTTGCAGAACCTCTTAATACAACTGATAGTATCATAACTGTAGACTCAACTATTGGTTGGCCAGAAAGAAACGGTGAATTTCTAATCGGTGATTCAGAATTAATTCAATACAAAGAAAAATCTCTTAACCAGTTTATCGAATGTACTCGTTCTGTTAATAATGTTGTAGAAGATTGGGATTCTGCAACTGAAGTCACATCTAATCTTCTTGTTTATGTAAATAAGGGAACGCCACAAGAGGTAGTTCTAAGTGTTGTAGGAATTGTTGATGCTCAACAGACAAGTTTAACAGATACTGGTTCATATTACCTAAAAGGTGATAAACTTACTGTTTCTAAACTAGGTGGTACTTCTGATAAACCAGAGTTACAAACTTGGTTGTATAACGTTAAAAAACTTATTGAAGTAGAAAGTATCACTTACGGTGGTGTTAATAATCAATTTGCTACAGTTACTTGTAAAAATAATCATGGACTTTTAGTTGGAGATCAGGTAACACTTTATGGTGCAAATCCAATTTTGTTTAATGGAACATTTTTGGTAAAATCTAGAGATAATGCTCTTGTTTTCCAATATGAACTTCCTCAACCAGCAGAAGTTGTTCCTCAAGGAAATATTTTGGTTTCAGTTGACCTTAACAAAGGTAAATCTGATAATACTGCTGTTTTAAATTCTATTGGTCCATATACAACAAATATTCAAAACTCTTTCTTTAATAATGATTTTGTTTATGTTGCATCTACTGGTATTCCTAATTATTCAATTGGTCCTTTTCCAGGATCAGCACTTTTACCAGGAAATCAACGTAAACTTAATAGATTTCCATTAAATCCTCAGACTATTTCTGTTAAAAATAATATTGCTCCTGGTGCGATTGGAACTTGGATTAATGGAACATCTGTTTGGTCATATAAGTCAGATGTAACAAAAACTTTTGGACCAGTTACTTCTATTAATATTACAAATGCTGGTTTTGATTATGATGCTTCAAACCCTCCAAATATTGAGATTACAGGAGGTGGTGGAACAGGTGCCACAGGTACTGTAACTGTTAATGGTTCTATTACAGAAATTGTTGTTAATGATGGTGGATCTGGATATACTTCTTCTCCACTTGTCTCCATTGTTGGTGGCGGTGGATCTGGTGCTGCAGCGACTGCTATCGTTACTAAAGGTGTTGTTTCCAATATTCTTATGAATACAAATGGAACTGGATATACATCTCAACCATCTATTACAATTGTTGGTGGTGGTGGATCTGGTGCTACTGCTACTGCTTCGGTAAGAGGTCCAGTTAAATCTGTTGCTATAACCAATGGTGGTGAATCATATACATCTAATCCTACAGTTACTCTTAATTCTGGTTCTGGTGCTGTTGCACAAGCTATTGTAAATAATGGTAGAATTATTTCTATCGCAATTATTTCTGCAGGTAGTGGATATACAACTGCACCAGAAGTTACTATTCAAGGTGATGGTTTTGGTGCAGTTGCTCGTGCGAATATCGATCTTGATGGAGAAAATGCTGGTAGAGTAACAAGTATTGAAATTATTAATAGAGGTATTAATTATATCCAAGGAACAACAATTATTAACCTTACTTCTGTTGGATCTGATGCAACCTTTACTCCTAATGTATTTAAATGGACTTATAATCTTCAAGAGACTACTACAGTAGATTCTGCTAAAGGTTCTGTGTTTCCTGGGTATAATAATCAATATGGTGGTGAATATGCACATATTTCAAATCCACAACGATTAAGATATATCCTTGGTGATAACCTTTTTGAGCAAGTTGGTACTGGAAATATTTTAGAACAAGAAGATCAACTTGCTCACTCTCCTATTATTGGTTGGGCGTTTGATGGAAATCCTATTTACGGTCCATATGGATTTTCAGATCCTACAGATCAATCATCTACAATTACAAAATTAGATACATCATACAAACTTAAATCAAATTTAGTTTTAGATACTGATACTAACCCAGTGCCAGTTAGAACTGCTGGTCCTCTACTTGCTGAAGAACCAGCAGGAAGATTTATTGAAGATTATGAATATTCTTTTGGTCTTGGAGATTTAGATCAATATAATGGTCGTTTTTGTAAAACTCCAGATTTTCCAAATGGAAGATATTGTTATTTCATTACTATTGACAATTCTGAAGCAGGAAATGCAATATTTCCTTATGTTTTAGGTCCAAGTTTTAATTCTATTGTAGATTCTTGGAATTTGAACAAGGATGCTATTCAACAAAATATTCCTACTGGGGTTGTAAGATATCGTGATCCATATGAAAATGTTGATATTGATGTTGAAAGAGCTCCTAATTTATCTACAAATGCAATAACAACAGAAGATGGTGATATTTTACTTTTTGATGTTGAAGATGAAAATAGAGATGGTGTAATATCTCAAGAAGAAACTGATGATCCTGATCAATTATTTGAAGAATCTCCTCTTCAGTTATTTGATTATTTTCCAAAAGTTAAATTTGATTCAAAAGTTGATATTGAAGTTGAAACTACAACAAAGTTTGAAGATGCTTCGGTAACTGGATTTACTATTGAAGATGCTGGTGTAAGTTATCAGGTTGATGATATTCTTATATTTGACAATACTGATACTGATGGTAGTGGTGTATCTGCTAGAATTTCTAAAATTAAAGGTGAACCAGTAAGTGCATATACTTTTGAGACTGTTGAAGATCAATTCTATGGTGTTTTAACAACAACTAATTCTCATAACATAGTTCCTGGAGATTCAGTTTTTATTGATTACACTCCTGTAATGGATGAAACTAATAAAACATTTATCGTTAGACAATTAAAAGGTATTGAACAAATTACAATTGATCAAGCAGGATCTGGATATGACAATGAAATTCCTCCTACTATTGTTATTGATGGTGATGGAGAATCTGGTCAATTAAGAGCAAATGTAACTAATACTGGTGCGATTAATGTTGTTGATATTGTAAATTCTGGTTCTGGATATACTAAGAATCCTCGTGTTATTCTTTCTCATCCACAGGTGTTTAAAAGAGCTGATTACTATGTTTCTTTAGTTCAACATGAAAATTATGTTAAAATTAATGATGTAGTTGTAAATGATTTAAAAGAAGTATTTTTCTGTGGAAAGACTCTTGATGCAGGTGGTAATGAAGTTGCATTTGTTGCTAAATTCTCTGAACTTGGTGTTAAAGAATGGGAAAAAACTATTGAAAGTACTGCTGGAGTTAACTACACTGAATTTTTAAAATTAGATGTTAGTGGTAATAATATTTGGGTGGTTGGTCAAAATAAACCAAATATAATTTCACTTAGTACATACAACCCTGATATTATACTTGTTAAGTATGTTCAAGCAACTGATGGATTGAGTGCAACTCTTAGTTTCCAAAAGGGATATGCAGGTATCTCTGGTTCAACTAGATCTGATAATATCACTGCAATTAAAAAGTATTCTGATACTCGATACATTATTGGTGGTTTCACTAATACCAACTCTTCTAATCCTCAAGATGGATTTATAGCATCCATTGATTCTGCAGGAAGTTTTGCTGCAAAAAGAAAACTAGCATCTGCTTCTGGATCAGAAAAAATTACTGATTTGATTGTACTTAATGATGCGGTTTATTTTATCATGGAAGTCTCTGCTTCCGATGGTGCAGCAGATTCAAAAATTGCTTTTGGTAAGGCACTTGTTGGTACCTCTGAAATTACAATTGAGTGGATTAAAGAAATTAATAATGTTGTTTATTCCTTTAGAGATACTAGTTTAGTTGTTGATGAATTTGATGAATTTTATATTACAGCAACTCTTGCTTTAAAATCTGATAATAATATTAAAGATAATTTCTGGGTTGGTAAAATTGATACCTCTGGTGATTTGATTTGGAATTATCGTTATGCAGTTCCTGCAGGTAATAATGTTCAAATTGCTTCTAGAAGCACTATTGATATTTTTGGTGATTTAAATATTGCCTTCACTAAAACCAATACCACGACTGATTTAAAAACAGTTGATACTGTAAAAATTAGTTATGATGGTAAACTTAAAAAACATACTAATACTGAGTTTAATCAAAAAAATATTGAAGGTATTACTGCTCACGCTATCACTGTAGATAATTCTGGAGATCCTTACATATTTGGTCAAACACAATGGAACAGAAATGAATTTTTGTTTGATTTTACTACAGGTGCTGATCAAACTACAGATATTACTGGTCACTATACTCCAACTATTCTTCAAGCAGGTGATTCTGTAAGATTCCTTGCAGATTATGCATTTATTCAAGGATATCAAACTGCATCTCCTAGTGTTTGGGAAAATGCTGCTATTAAGATTCCTGCAGCAAGTTTAGGAACAAAATTAAATGATAATTGGACTCTTGAGTTCATGCTTTACAAAAATGGATCTGAATATCAGTCACATAGTCAAACTCAATATACTTTATTGAATATTGGTGATGCAACAGATGCTACTGGTGGTCTTTGGTTGTATTATGATGATACGAGTGGTAAATTAGAATTAGTAGTTACAAATAATTCAACAGCAATTAATTCTGCTGGTGGTGCTCTTCAATCTACACTTACAACAATGTTTGCCGATAATTCTTGGCAGTTCATTGCAGTTCAAAAAAATAATAATACATTTAATGTGTATGTGAATGGTATTTCCGTTTTAAATGGTACTATTGCTTCTACATCACTCGGTAATAAAGATATTCATATTGGTAACATTCCTGGTAGAAGTGGTACTACTGCCCAATTCCGTAAGAATGAACAATTCCAAGGATACATTGATAATCTTCGTTTAAGGAACCGTGCAATAACTCCTACAGTTCCTTCTGATGTAACTACTCTTCCACCTATAGCATCTTATGCTTTAGCATATGATTGGTTGGATGATGCTTGGTTTACTGATTATCTTCAAAAACATGATTTTATTGATTATGTTGGTTTTGGTTTAAAATCTGATAAAGATTCTGATTCTGATAGACTTGGAGATAAAGGTCTACAAACTAATACTCAAATTGGATTTATTAGAACTGCAATTACACCAGTTACAGGATCTACTTTAACTGTAACTAATACAACGTTTGCTCTTGGAAGCACTGGTCTTCAAGGTCTTGATTTTGAAGATGCTACAATTAATATGACCGAGAATACTGAATCTCTTAGTTATACTAATGATGAATGGAGTTCTAGAACGGCAACAGTTCCTTCTCCTGGATCTAAGAAACTAAAAATTTCTGCAGAGATTAAAAATCGTTATTACATAAAAACGACTAATACTCTAAAAATTGATAATATTCAAGAACTTACAATTAACCAAAACTTCAATATTACTGTTGGATCGAAACTTATTCTTAATAATACTTCTGGTGCATTTATTAATAGTGGTTATGTTTTAAGAAAAGATACTACAAATAATAAAGTTTATCTAGCTGTAAATAATAATACTTGGTCAAATGATTTAACTACAGGTCGTTTATCTACAGCACAATTTAATGAGTCTAGTGCTTATGGAATTGTAGGACCAGTTCCTTTTGATGTTAACGTTATTCCAGATTATAATTTTATTGATAAAATTAATACTACACCTGGAACGTTTGATTTTGATCTTGCTGACTATAATTTAGATAAAACTGCTGCTACAACTGGAAATGGAGATCTTGATGAATTTGCAACATTCAAACCATTTGCTGTTGCTGATTATAAAGTAAAAATTGTTGAAATTAGTGGTTCCTCCTCTTTTATTCCTGGATCTGTAGTTGATATTACTGCTAGTGATATAACTTTTAACACTGCTAAATCAACAGCACAAATTACTAATTTAACTGGTGTAACTAAAATAACACTAATCTCTACACTTGATAAAATTCTCCAAGTAAGTGCAGTATCAAATACTGATGAGGTTTATGTAATTACTTCAGATAGGCATTACTTATCTGTTGGTGATAATATTAACATTGATGGTAATCCTACTCAAGAACTTAGTGGAACCGCATATGATGAATATGATGGATCTTTTGTTGTTGATAGTGTTGTAAGTAATAAAGAATTTACATATAAATTAAACTCTGTAGCTCAAACAGATCCTGCTACTACTGCTGGAAATGTTAATATTTTTGCTAAATCTCCAGTTTTAAAAATGTACTATGGACATCAATATTTGTTTGATGTTTCTCACTCTTCTATGGTAGGGACAAATTTATCTTTCTCTAAAGATAATTTGTATAAATTAGAATATTCATTTAACTCTATTGAACGAGTTGGAACTCCTGGTGTTACTGGTGCTGGACAACCAAATCCAACTATTAAGTTAAAAGTTGATAATGATATTGTTACTAACATTTCTTACTACTTTGATCCATCTAGAACAGGAGATGACTCACCTATTGATAGTAATAGTTATTTGGATATTGTTGATTCTCCATACTTGGGAACGTTTACTATTACTGAAACTGCTGGTGGAACTATTACTCAAGGAGCAAAAATATTTAAATTCCTCTTATCTAATGAACCTGAGGGTAATGCAAATGTTCTAACAACTACCTATACAACAAGTTCCAAGAAAGCTGTTGGTGCAATTGGTGATATTCGATTAATTAATTCAGGTGGATTCTATTCAAAATTACCTGTTATAACAGGAATTCAATCTTCAAGAAAAATTGAAAGAATTGAAATTGAAGAACCAGGAACTGAATATGCTGTAGGTGTATACAGTTCTGTCCCTATTTCTGGAGACGGTGAAGGTGGATTTGTTCAAATTACTGTTGCTGATGGAACTGATGATGAAGGTGCAACTATTCCTGGTCAAATTCAGTCTGTAGACATTACATCTCCAGGTAAAGGATATACTACTGCATCTATTGATATTGAATCTATTGAGGGTATTCTTGGATCTGGTTTAACTGGATCTGGAGCAGTTATTAACGTAGTCATTCCTGCATTTGGTACTGGTGCTGTAATTTTCGCAAAAGGAACAAATGTTGGTAAGATTAAGAAACTTAAGAACAATAACTTTGGATATGATTATACTCATGATTACACACTCCGTCCTGAAATTACATTCCCAATTAATGCTCAGTTAACTTCTACAAGTATTCTTGATAGTATTACCGTTACTGATCCTGGTTCTGGATATTCACAAGCACCTGCAGTAATTTTAACAGGTGGTGGTGGAACTGGTGCCATTGCGGAAGCAACTATTAGAAATGGAAGAATTGATAATATTATCATTAAAGATCCTGGTGCTGGATATTCCTCTTCACCCAGAGTTGAACTTAGATCTTCATTTAACTATGTCGTTAACCTTGACTTAGGTCTTCTTCAATTTGCTTTTCCTCATGGAATTGTAAATGGTTCTGAGATCACATTGAACGTAGTAGATACTGGAGATGGTGCAGAATATCCATTATCTGCAGGTGCGGTTGGTAGATTGAATGGAACTACAACATATTACGCTATCACTGGTACTGCTAATTCATTAGAACCTGATCAGATGAAGTTAGCAATTACTGCAGCAAATGCTGAATTAGGTGATGGTCTTTCATTTGTAAATGCTGGTGAAGGAAGACAGCAAGTATTGACTAAAGCTTTTGGTGCTACAGCAGAAGCAAATGTTATTACATCAACTTTCTTAGAGGGTGAACTTGTATATCAAGGTAGTTCTTTAGATTCGGCAACTGCCACTGGATATGTATCTACTAATGAAGGATGGCAGGTTGGTCCTAGAATTCTTAAAATTGTAGATTATAATAATACATTTACTCAAGGTGAAAGTATAACTGGTGTTATATCTAAATCTTCTGGTATTATTAGTGATATTAATATTGCTAAAGGTGTTCTTGAAATTGGTCCTATAACCAAAACTACAGGACAATTTATTAATGATGTTGGTAAACCTTCAGAGATTATTCAAAAGATTCAAGACTCTTACTACTATCAAGATTTTTCTTATGCTGTTAAGTCTTCTGTATCTATCGATGATTGGAAGGATATTCTTATTAGAAACGTTCATCCTGCATCATTTAAGGTATTTGGTGAACTTAATTTAGAAGATTATGGTTTTATTGCAAATAAAGAAATTGATTTTGAACTTACTAAGTCAGTTGAACTTACTAGAGAAGCAGTTGTACCAAATATTCAAAACTTTGCTCTAGCAGAACCAATTTATTCTGAATTTAATAATACTGAAGTTCTATTCCGTCAAAAGAAACTTACATCATCTGAGAATATCTTAACTTCTGTTGTTCAAAGGTTAGATGATATTTCTGATCAATTTGACGGTGTTAAAACTCAATTCCCACTTACTGTTAATAATGGTGAAAATGTTATTGCTAGTGGAGATCAACTTTTAATTGTTCTTAATGGTGTAGCACAAACTCCAAATACTTCTTTTGAAGTTCAGGGTGATTCTATTGTATTTGCAGAACCACCACAACCACCTGCAAGTGTAAAATATGTAAACGTTACTATAGCTTCACAGGCAACTAAAGATTTAGAACTTTCATTCACTAGTGGTATTTTCCCTAATATTGGTAATACTCTTGTTGGTATTACTTCTACTGCTAGACTCACAGTAACCAATGTTAGTGGTAATGTAATTAGTGGATTTATTACTCAGGGTACCTTTATAAATGGAGAGCAATGTCAAGTAGGTGCTACAGGATTCTCTGGTACTCTCAGTTCAGTTACAGATGTATTCAGTAATGGATTATTCTTATTCAATGAGAAAGTTACTAATCTAACTGGAGACACAGCAAAAGTAGAAACATCGAACCTTGATAGTGGACAAGAAACACCTTTAGCAAAACTACGTTATAGTATCGGTGCTGCAACAACTGATATTGAGTTAGTAGCGAATACTTATAATGGTGGTCCAGTTCCTACAGGAACATTTACAATTAACGATGATTATCAGATTGGTTCTGAACTTATTACTGTTACTCAAATTGTAAATGGTTCCGAGTCAACAACTATTACTGCAACCAGAGGAATTTCTGGTACTGCTGCAGCATCTCAACAAGAAAATACTCCAATTTATTCAACAGAAATTTCTGTTACTAATACTCTTACTTTAAGTAAAACTACAGGTACATATCAGTCAACTCCAGGATTATATGATATTCAATTGGATGATTATATTATTGGTGCTAAATCTGGAGTAGTTGCTAGAATTACTGCAACTAGTGCATATCAAGATCCAATAACTAATGAATTTATTGAACAAGTTAATATATCTGAAGGATCTTCCTTCTTTGGACTTCTATTCAATAGATTGGCTTCTATTACTTACCCAAATAAAGTTCTTGATGATATCTCTAAATCTCAAGTAAGTATTGTTGATTTTAATGATAATGTAACTCCCTTTGATTCTTCATTCCCGCCTAGTGAACCAATTAGTAATAATATTTTAGTTTATGATAACGAGAGTGGTAATTTTGTTGACGATGAACTTATTAGAAACTATAAAGTTGATTATGGTGGAAATTATGGTGGTGAATTTGGAAATGCTGATAAAATTAATGTTAATAAATTAACATTCAAAGATAGGGTTGGTGATGGATTCTTATCTCGTGGTCAAGTTATTAGAACAACCGATACTAAGGCAGAAATTATTGGATACAATGCATCACAAAAAACTGCATTCCTTGGTAAAATAGGCAGATCTTCATATGATGGAAGCGATTATCATACAGCTACATTTGTTGGAAGTTCTGAACTTAACACTTATAATAAAAAATATGGTACTGCATGTCTAGCACTATCTCCTGGTACATCAGTACACACTTTTGTAAGTGGTGTTACTGATGCCATTACTGCTAGTAATGGTGCTACAGGATCATTTACTGCTGCTGCAGGAACAACATATAACCCATTTACGGGTGATATGGTAATTGAGATTGGTACTCACACTCTCACTACATCAAATAAAGTAACCATCGCTGATGGCGGTGTTGTATTTACTTGTGAACAAGATGGAAACACTGCGAACAAAGCATATCCTAGATCAACTGATCCTGCATCTGGTTCTGCTCTTACAATTACAGCAGAAACAGATACCACAATTACAGTTAACGTTGGTGCAGTTCTTATCGATGGATATCTAACTATTCCAACTTCTACAGAATTTGGATTTGGTACAGGAGCATTTACTATTGAATGTTGGATTAAATTGAATACTATTGCTGCTGGTAGTAAGACTATCTTTGATATGAGATCTGGTGCAACTGAACTTGCTCCTTATTTGTATGTTGATGGTGCAAATATTAAGTATTTTAACAATGGTAGTAATACTATTACAGGTTCAACAAACCTTGTAGTTGGTACTTGGTATCATGTTGCCCTTAGTAGAAGTGGTACTGATACCAAGTTGTTCTTAAATGGTACCCAAGAGGGTAGTTCATATTCTGATAGCAGCGACTATGGTTCTACAAAACCAATTAGAATTGGTGCTGATTATGCTGGTGCTGCAATCACTACTGGGTATTTTGATGATTTCAGAGTTTCTACTACTGCTCGTTATACCACAACGTTTACTGCTCCTATAGGAATTCTACAGGGTGATACAGATGCAAAATTACTCATTCACTTTGATGGTGTTGATGGACAAACTTATACTGAAGATTGGTCTGGTGGCGAATCTTTAACTAAAGGAGAAGAGTTTAATAATGATTCTATTCTTGCATCTTATAATGCAAACAATCAAACTCCTATTGTCACTGGATTTGCTGGTAAGACACACAGATATCTTGATGCTGCTAATTTAATTCTTAAGAATAGTGATTTAATCAAGAAAGAAGTCGTCTATCAAATGAGACAAAGATATCCAGAACTTGTTATTCTGGGTCAAAGATTCACACCAACCAATGCAACATATGATGCTGTTACTGGTTTGTTATCAATGACAGTGGATGCTAATAGTTTATCAAATGGTGGAACAATAACTCCATCAACTGCTTCTTATACACCTTCAACAGGTGTCATGACAATTACAAGTTTGAATCATGGTCTTAAGAATGGTCAAAGAATTAATATTAAAGTTGGTGGTATTACATTCCAGTGTAGTGAAGACAGTTATGGATCTGATCATCCATATCCTCGTTCAACTGACCCTGTAGCTGGTAAATGGATACCAATTTCTAATGTAACTGCTCATACATTTGATGTAAATGTTGGGGTATCTTCAAACACTACAACTCATCAATTTGAAAGTGCTTTAGTTGATGCAATTACTGTTGAAAAGGATAGAATTAAGATTAATGATGGTGCGTTATCATTTACTTGCACAATGGATGGTAATGTATCTACCAAGACATATCCTCGTGTAACAGATCCAGCATCTAAAGATGTTGCTCTTCCAATCATATCCTCTAGCACTACCAATTTAACAGTTAACGTAGGACCATCTCCTCTAATTAATTTCCAACCATCTAACGCAGTTTACACTCCTGCAACTGGTGAGTTTGTAATGACGATTGCTAATCATACAATAAATGTTGGAACTCATATTAGATTGACTGCAAATTCATTCACCTTTACTTGTGATTATAATGGTGATGGTCAAACAACTCAGAAGACATACCCAAGAGCAAGTGGTGAAGATGGAACTGCTGGTGGAGCAAGTAATAATATTGGAACTCCTGACGCTGCATACAACACTGCCATTGAAGTTACTGCAGTTGGTACATCAACACAAGATATTAGTGATGCCTCATATGATCCTGCAACAGGTATTTTAACAATTGATTCTGATGGTGCTCATGGATTATCTACTGGAAATAGAATTCAGATTGCTGATGATTCATTGACATTTACATGTGCATATGATGGTAATGCTACTCAGCATACTTATCCTAGACAAACTGATCCTATTAGACGAGAATGGGTTGCGGTAACTGTTGTTGATAGTGATACATTTACAATCGATATTGGAAAATCTAGTGATACATCTACACATTTGTTTGTATCTGCAACTGCTGGTGCCTTAATTAAACAAACTGGAACAGTTACAATTAATGTAGGAACATCATCAGATACTTCTACCCATCAATTTGTATCTGCTGCAGCAAACGCAGTTGTTACTGGTGGTAATTACTTACATAAATTCGTTTCTGCTGTAACTGGTGGTGTTATTGCTGATGAAGGTATTAACTGTGAAGATGATATTCGTGATACTTTAAATGCAATCGCTCAAGATCTTCGAAATGGATCTAATAGTCATATTTGGGATGCTGCATCTTACTACGTTGATAGATCTTCAACTCCAATCCAAATTGCACAGATTGAACCTGCAGTTAAAGAGACTTTATTTGCTTATGAGAAAGTTGATGATATGCTTCAATATATTATTACAAATACTCTTTGGCCAATTCAAGGTAATCATGGATTAACACAGGTAACTGATACTACAATTACAGATTCTTCTTATACATCATTAAATCAGTTTACACCGACTGATGCAACTTATGATGCTGCAACTGGTGATTTAGTTCTTACTATTGGATCTCATTCACTAACAACTTCATCTAGAGTTAGTATTGCAATTGGTGGTGTCACATTTAAATGTAGTAAAGATTCATATGATGCACCTAAAGCATATCCTAGAGCAACTGATCCTGCTGCCAACGCTGTTCTTGCAGTTACTGCTGCTGATGCAACAACAATCACTGTTAACGTTGGTCCTTCTTCTGCTAAAGATCAGTATGTCCATCAATTTGAAAGTGCAGTAACTAATTCAGTAACAGAATTAAATTACACTACTGCTGATTGTGCTGATGTTTATTCTACTATTGGTAACTTGATAGATATCCTTACCGATACAATTACTAACGCATCTGCAGCAACACCTACAGATCATCTTGGAACTATTACAAGATTTGCACCTGTAGTAGAATTTCAAGGTGGAATAGTTGATGCATTGAATAAGATAGAGTTTGACATCTCATATCACGATAGTGCAACTAACGTGATTTATACACCTCGTATTGATCCATCTTCACAAGATAGGTTCCGTGACGCTGCATTCTTAATACGAGAAAATACTGCTGTTATTGTTGATAAAGCAGCATCTGATATGATCTCTAGATATCCAGATCTATTAAATGATATGCCTAGAAACCTTGATGGAAGTGGTAATGGTACTCTAAGATGTAAGACTGATTTAGCTCTTATTGTTGATGGAATTGCTAAAGATATTGAATATGGTGGTAATAAAAATACTGTGAGAGCTGCTAGATTTTATGTTGACAACAAAAATGAACTTCAGCATATTAGACTTCAGGTTTGGCAATCTGTATTTGCTCATGATAGATTAGGTCTCTATATGAAGCAAGCGATTACTGGAGATCTTGATTATAGTAATACTGATAATATTATTACTGCGGATTGGGGTATTACAGGTGCAGGTGTTTCTGGTTACTTTGATGCTGTTAAAACTGAGGTTGATACTCTAATAACAACTATTAATGATATCATCGCTCCTACCAGTAATGATTTTAATATTGGTGGTGATAGATTATACTTCAATAGAGAGTACATCAGTCAGGAAATTACTGGTAGACAATCTACTCTTGGATTGCTTGGAACAGAACTTCAGTATTCAATCTTTAGTGGTAATTTTAATGCATTAACTTATAACATTTCAGATTACAGAACTTATATCGAAGACTTTATAATTGCTGCAATTTCAGATCTTCAAACAGGTGGTAATAACAGTGTTATTGGTCAAATGGAAAAATTCTTAGATTCAACTAAGAAAATTAATTCTGGACTAGGTGATGAACTATATGCATTCTTCTTTGCTCATGAATTGATAAAAACAATGTCTGAAAAAGCAATTAAGAATTTACTTTACACTAATGGTGATACTGTATCTGGTGATCAATATGCAGCAGTGCATACAAGTATCAATGCATATAGAGATTCAGAAACTCCTACTGATATTAATAAAGTTTGGTATAGAATGAGAGATCTTGTTGACTTTGGTTTAGACACTTTATTCCCAGGCGGTGTTGAAGCACGTAGTGTAGTTAAAAATATTCTTTATAATAAAAATTACTATAAATCAGAAATTGCATCTCTAGTTAATACTCAATTCGGTATTGGTTCTTGGATATACGACTCATTTGTTGATGATGTTGTTAACAATATTCAATATGATTATATTACTTCTAATACATTTGACACCCAGACAGCGTATTCTCTTGAATTTAGTTCATTGACTGGTACTTTTGTTGTTGGAGAAACTATCACTGATAATTCTACAACTGCTATCGTTTTATATGTTTTTGGATCTAGAATGGTCATTGGAAATGTTATTGGAACGTTGTATACAGCAGGAGCTAATTTAACCGCACCTGGTTCTGGTGCTACTGCTACAATTGCCACTGGTGGTATTAGTTCAGCACATGAATGGTATAACAATTATAGTAATGTGAAAACTATTGAGACTTCTAAAAATAATATAAGTTCTCTAATTCAGGGTTCTGTAAATAATACAAATCTTTGGGTTAATCCTGAGGCGTTTGATTCTAATTGGACACCCACTCTTACCACAGTTACTGCTAATGCAGAATACAGTCCAGACACTACATTAACATCTGAAAAACTTGTAGCTACTGCAACTACTGGTGAACATAAGATTGAAAGATCTTACAGTTTAACATCATTTAATACGTTTGATAAGGATACAATTAAATTTGATAGCACTGCAGAAACATTTGATACTGGTTCTAATACTTCAAGTCAAACATTCACATCTTCATTCTTTGCTAAAAAAGGAGAGGATAGTCGAATTAGATTTACACTTCTTTTAGATTCTGGAACTGAAAATGCACACTTTAGTGTAAATCTAGATACAGGTGTTGTTGGTAGTCTTTTTACCACTAGCGGTATAAATGTTTCTGCACATGGATCTATTCCTCTGGGTGATGGGTGGTATAGAATATTCATGACTATAGATATTGGATTTGGATTTAGCACTTTGAATAATAGAATTAGTATTCTTAGTAGCACTGGTTTATTGGATTATACTGGTACTGGTACTGGTTTATTTGTTTGGGGTGCTAAACTTACTACAAAAGAACTTGGAACATATGTTTCTGTTCTTGGAACTGAATTCTTTACAAATGCAGAGTATAACATCAAAACATTTGCATTGGATCTTATGAGAGTGTATATGAAACAATCACTCAACAATACTTTGGTAAGTCCATCACCAGCTGCATCTTTCGATAAGTTCTACGATAGTAATGTTGCTGGAAATTATAATGTTGATACAGCGATGGGATTGATTGGATCTAGTTTAGATATAGTTTCTGGACAACTAAGTGATAATGAATTTTATACTACAATTGATGAAAATAATGCATTACCCACATTAACTAAACTTTATGGTGATCGTGATATTCCTGTTGGAGTTAGTGGTGAAATAGTCCAATCTGATTATGCTTACTCTGTCACATCTGATGTTTCTGCAGAAATTTCACAACTTACTTTAAATCAAGCAAAAGTTGCTAAAGTTTATAAGAGATTTAGAATTGATGGAAATATCACAGACGGTCCATTCACAATGAATGAAGCAGTTCAGAAACAAGGTGATGCTGCAATTACTGGTGTTGTATATGGTTTCCATGAGGATGATAATTATAAGTATCTTGATGTTGCTGTAACTGCAGGAACGTGGCAAGTTACGGACGTAATTCAAGGTTTAGAAAATACAACACTTGCACAAATTAGTGCGATTGAGAATAGATTACATCTCATTGATACTAGAGGCACCTTTGTTGAAAATATCCCGTTCCAAGGATTTACAAGCGACGAATCTGCAGAACCTGTTTCTTATAATATTAACATTGCAGCAGTTCTTGATAATACTGGAGGAAAACTAACTGTTGACACACAGTCTCTTATTGGATCTCTTGAAACAACATCTGTTGTTTTCCCAAATTCTTCTGAAATATACATAGATGTTAAAAAATATGCTGGTCTTGATATTCAAGTAGGAGACAAAGTTGCCTCTATTGGTCATGTTAGATTAACTGTAACTGTAGATTCTACTCTAACTAGTTTCACTGTTGGTAACAGAATATATCGTATTGTTAATGATGGTCAAGATACTAGTAATTATGGTATTATAACTGAATATGATTCAGTCAATAATTACATTTATTATGTTCCTATTGAGGGATCAATAGGATCTGGTGATACTGTTGGTGATTATTCAATTACTGAAGTAACCTTAGTTGGAAAGGCAACTGTTTCTGGAGATTTAACTGTTGCTGGTGTAGCTTCTGGTCTTATTCAAGAAATTCGTGATATTTCTCTTAATAAGAGATTGTATCTAACTAATGTTAATGGAACCTTTAGTGCAAGAGATGGTATCCGAGGAGGAAATGATTATAGATCTGCATCACTCGCTAAAAAAGAACTCAAAGCAAGGACTAAGAGATTCTTTAAGGGATTTGATGGAACTCAAACTGTATTTAATTTAACCACTGATAATGGTCAGCAATATCTTCCTGATCCTGCTGGTCACATGATGATTTTTGTCAATGGTATTCTACAACCTCCTGGTGCAGGAAATGCATATACAGCATTCTCTGATAAAATTCAATTTAGTGAAGCACCTGAACTTGGAGCATCGTTTACAGGATTCTATCTTGGTAAATTAAGACAATTAGATGATATTGGATTTGAATTTGATTCATTACGTCAGTCATTTAACTTGAAACGTAATGATGTATTCTACTCATTGACTCTTACAGATGGTGTTCAATCATCTACTATTCGACCAGAGAATAATATTATTGTTTCTGTTAATGGTGTTCTTCAAGAACCTGGTGTTGGTTTTGAACTCGTTGGTTCTAGAATTATCTTCTCTGAAGTTCCTCGTTTTGGATCAACATTTGTAGGATTCTCTTATGTTGGTTCTGAGGCAGACGTTGATGCTGATGTAGTTGTACCACCTGTTGAGGCAGGAGACTTTATTGATATTGAAGGTGAGGTAAGTGATCGTGAAGTTGCTGTTATTGAGTCTTCAAACTCATTAATTACGTTTGATTATCTTGGATCTGTCTTCGGACAAAATGCAAATGCAACTGCAATTTTAACTAGTGGATATATTGAAAAAGTTAGCGTAACAGCTGGTGGATCTGGATATACATCTAGACCTGTTGTAAGACTAGATTCTATTTCTGGATTTGAAGGTCAAGTGAAGGCACTTGTTGGTATTGCAGGTGTTACAGTTACTAATACTGGTTCAGGATATAAAAATCCTGAAGTTACTGTTGAAACAACAGTCCCTGATGATTGGACTCCACCAGATCTTTCACTGTATGGTGAAGAACTAATAGATCCAGAGATCCTATAAATAACTAAAAAAAGTAGTGAGTAATGGCTAAACAATCAGTAAACATTGGTACTACAGCTAACGATAATACAGGTGATACGCTGAGAAGTGGTGGTGATAAAATCAATGATAATTTTAATGAAATATATACCGCCCTTGGAAACAATGCTACATTAAGCATAGATCTTTCTAATGCAGCTACTGGCCAAGTATTGAAATATAATGGCAGTTCTTTTGTTGCTGCTAATTATAATGCGTTAACTTCTGCATTAGATGTTTCTGGAAATAGTATTATTTCTTCTTCAAATGGAAATATTACTATTGCTCCTAATGGGACTGGAGATGTTCTTATCACTTCTGGAGGTCAAACTACTACTTTTGACGGTGCTACTGGAGGTGTTAATATAGGATCAACTATTTCCTATAAAAACGAGTATACTGCTCTTGGTAATGCACCTGCAGCTACTAATACTGGTTACTTTTTTACAGTTGATGGTGATGATAATCCATATGTGAATATTAATATTACTGCTGGTGGTGCTGGTGATGTAAGAGCAAAACTTATTACTGAGTATTCTAGTGTTGATCTGCTAACAGATGTTGATATTACATCCACTCCAATTACAGATGGACAAGTTTTAAAGTGGAGTGCTAGTGGAGGTAAGTTTATTCCTGGTGATGATGCTGCTGGTGCGAGTTTACAAAATTTATTTGCCTCTGTTGCTGGTGATACTGGATCTACAACTGCTAACTCAACTACAGACACACTTACTATAGCTGGTGGAACTGATATTGTAACTTCCATTTCTGGAGATACAGTCACAGTTGCATTCAATGGAAGTTTAACTACAACTTTTGCTGCATTAACTGATACTGATGTACCTTCTATCACTCAGGGAGATTCTTTATATTGGAATGGAACTGACTGGGTTGTAACTCGCAGTCCTATGACTTGGTGGGATTTGGGTGCAGTTGGCGGTAGTCATTTCACATTTAATGGTCCTGGATTTTCTGGACCTACAGAAGACCCAACATTGTATGTTATGCGAGGCATGACATACGCATTTGATAATAGTGTAAATGGTGCTAATCACCCATATAGAATTCAAAGTACTCAAGGATTGAGTGGTACTCCTTATACAGATGGTCAATCTGGTAGTGGAACTAGTATTCTTTATTGGACTGTTCCTATGAATGCTCCAAACACTCTTTATTATCAATGCACTGTTCATGCCGCTATGAACGGCACTATCAATATATTAAACTAATATAAATGACTAGAACTGTTCCTGGTACTGGTGCCTCTATCAAACCAATTTTTGATGAAAATTTTGGTGTACGTGCTATACGAGTATTAGATGGTGGGTCGGGATATGACAAATCAAATCCACCACGTTTAACCATAACTGGTTGCGGCACTCCAGATCAGGAAGCATTACTGTATCCAATTATTGATCCTGATTCTGGTAAGATCATACACGTTAGAGTGTTAGAAAGAGGTCGAGGTTATGACCCTCTAAGATTACAATTTTTCCCAGAACAAGAAACACCAAATGTTATAAACTCTTTTGATATTAATAGAATCTGGCAAACTCATCCAAACTCTTCAACCTCAGGAACGTTTAGTACAGATACAGATAGACTTCGTATACAATCTGATAATCATCCTAAACCCACTTATATTCAAGCGGAAGCAGCACCTGGTGGAGGACCATTAATTGATAGAAATTTTGATCAAACATTTATCTATAGAGGGGGTAAAGATGTACCTCATCCTACTACTAGGGTAGAACAAGATAATAAAGTACTTGGGATTCTTTCTAATGGTGGTCTTTTACATACACCAGAATGGGGAACCACAGGAAATGCACCAACTAACTTTGCTATTGATACAGTAAAATATGATTATGTTAAAAATAATAGTGTTTATGATACTGTAACTGAAGGAAATGTAAGATACTATCACTCAAATAAAACTATTGATGAATTTAAACTTGGTAATGGTGTTTTAGAATGGGGAAAACTAAAACAATTTACATGGAACGTAAAGGTTGAAAATGGTAATGTTGTTTTAGATGTTGAAAATGTTGACGAAACTCTTGGCACCGTTGCTGTAGGTAGAACTATTGATGAAATTGGTGGTAATGCTTCTGGAGAAATTTCTAAGGTAGTAAGGAATGGTAGTAATGTTGTAACTAGAATTTATTTAAGACAACTTACTGGGTCTCCTTTTTCCAAGAATGACTTATGTTTAGGTTCTACAGGATTTTCATTTAAAATTATAGAGGATCCATATACCTTTAATGCATATTATATCGATTTTGGTGCAGATGCAGCAAAGTTTGGTAATTTTACACCAGGAACATTTTACTTTGCTCCAGAAAATATTACAGTAAAAAGAAATTATTTAATTAATTTTAATCAATCGGATTCTTCAAATAATAATCATCCAATTAGATTTAGTACAACTCCTGATGGTACTCATAACGAAACTCCAGGAACTCTTTATTATACAAGCACTGGAGCATCATCAAATCCAGCAACAGATTATGAAAATGAATATGCTCCTATATTCATAATGAATGCGGATGAAACTAATAGGATTTACTACTATTGTAAGAACCATCCAAATATGGCAGGTTCTTCTGGTGATAGAGGATATATGATTCTTAGCACAGATACTAGTGCTGAGACTTTAACTAATAATTATTATACTGAAGATTTCTTTCAACCTAATGATGAAACAACTATAGATCTTTCAAGACGTGCTGACGGACATTCTAAAATTATTGGTATGTCCTTTGATGGTTATCCTATTTACGGACCTTTTGGATACACTAGTCCTGATGGTCTTACAATCACTTACACGGTAACTGTTGATAATAAAACATCAGATCATCCTTTTTTTGGACAAGGTTCTGGTAAAGGATATTATATTACTGGTGGACAGTATACTGTTATTACTCAATCTCCCGTTCTTACATTTGTTAGAGGAGCAACATATACATTTAATCAAAATGATGCATCAAATAGCACACATGCCATATACTTCAGTCAACTTGAAACTGCCTATGGTGGAACTGATAGGTATGAAACTGGTGTTGTATACACATTAGATGGAAGTAATGTTGATTATGCAACTTATGCTGCTGGACATTCTACTGCTACAAATCGTAGTGTAAGTATTACAGTTGCTTCAGATGCACCTAATACTTTGTATTATGCATGCCAAGCACATGGATACATGGGAGCTCCAATTAATGTTACTAATGATAGTGGAGTTGTAACAAGAGAAGTTTCATCATTCCGTCTAAGGACTACTGCAGAACTTCAAGGTACAAGACCTGTTGTAAACACTACTGGTACGATCACTTATAATGTAACAATTTCTAATGGAGAATTTTTATTTGATGGTTCTAGACCAAATTTCTTATCTTTAGGTAGAGGAAAAACTTTTATCTTTAATCAAGATGATGCCTCTAACGATGATGAGTTTTTACTATTTTCCGAAACTGATGGTGGATGGCATCCCTCTAGTAGTATTGGAACCACTTCATTCTTGTATGAATTAGGTGTTACATATACATTGGATGGTTCTACAGTAAATTATGCCGCATATATTGCTGGATTTAATTCAGCAACTGAAAGAAGAATTCAAATTGTTGTTCCAGTAACAGCACCTGATGCTTTATATATTTTTGGATATCAAACTAGCGGTTTGGGATTAAGAACTGTTCAAAGTGGTTATCTTTTAGGTGATTTAGTACAAGATTATATTTACGATACAACCATAGGAACTCTTGATGAATTTAATGGAAAGTTTGCAGTAACCCCAGACTATCCAAATGGAACATATGCATATTTTATGACAGAGGATAGTAGTGGGAATCCTGTTTATCCTTATGCTATTGGACGTAAATTTTACGGTACACCATTATTTGAAGGTAATTCTACTCCAGAACTAATAACAGATTTTCCTGATGGTGCTGCTGGAGAAGTTGTAATTACTGATAGTGGTCAAATATCTTACATTAAGATGACTAAGAATGGTGATAATTATTATAATACTACAAAAGCAAGAATCTTAGGTGGTGAAGGATCTGGTGCTACTGCAACATCTACAGTACAAACAGTTACAGGTTTAACATTACTGAATGCTGGTAGAAGTTATAGTAGTGCTCCTACAGTAGTTTTTGAAGGAGGAGGAGGTCAGGATGCTCAAGGATCTGCAAAAATTGATGCCACAGGAAAAGTCACTTCAATTGCAATTGCAGATCCTGGTGAATTTTATCAGGAACCTCCATTTGTTCTTTTGACTGGTGGAGGTGGTATTGGAGCAAAAGCAGTTGCTACAATTGATCAGGGAGCGATTACAGGCATTACAGTGACTGATGAAGGTGAAGGTTATACCTCTCCACCAAACGTAGTGTTTACGAGATTGGTAAATCTTAAACGTAAGACTAGAGCTCGTCAATCAAATAATTCTAAAAATATTTACTTGTCTGGTCTTACTAAAGACGTAACTACATCTGCTAGTGAAATTTATGTAACAAATACTGGTGCTTTTCCTGGATCTGGTGAATTTATCTTAGACTATGAAACTATTTCATATACTAGTAAAACAGATGAAAAATTTTCTGGTATTACTAGGGGTGTAAACTTTAATTATGACCAGAGAGTTATTCTTGATGATGGTCAAAATGATGATAATGGTATTTCCACATACAAATTTAATATTGGTGATCGAGTAATTCGTAGAGTTGAAAGTGCTAATAATAAAGTTGCTAAAGTTTATGATTGGAATCCCAGTACTAGAGAACTATTATTAACATTTGAAATTGATGAATTAGCATTTATTGATGGTGGTATACCATCTAGTGAAGAGGCTACAGTTCAATTTGATGCTGGTGTTGCTGGTAGTTCTGCAGCTCTTGATAATCCACATGTTATTATCACTGAGTCAGGATCTACAATTACAACCCTTACAGTCCCAATTGCAACTCTTCAGGATAGAGCATTCCAAGATATTTTAGAAAATGAAGGTGCAGGTAATGGTATTGCTGACTTAGTAAATACTGGAACAGATTTTGAAAATCAAATTAGTTTAGATGGTGGTATTTTCAATTCTCTTTATGGTATTGAAGAAACACAAGGAGGAACAAATACTACATTATTACAGGTTGGTGATAGTGTCAAAGATGCTAATGTACCATTTAAATATGCAAATATTGCAACAGCAGGTGGACTTAGTGAAGGAAGAGAGCATATTGCTCTTGTCAATATAACTTTAGATGCTGGTGATGGTAATGGTCAAAACTTTAGTGTTAATGAAATTGTTACTGGAGATATATCTGGTGTTAGAGGAACAGTAGTTTCTTGGGATTCATCAACTAAAATTCTTCAATTGAAGGATGTTACTGCATTCAATACTGGTGATGTTAACGTTGGAGAAGCTGGATATCTATATAAATTTTCTGAGAATAGCACAATTGTTGATGTTGTAATTCAAAATGCAGGAACTAACTATTCCGCAACACCAACAATGACATTTGAAGATGTTGGTGATATTAGAGCAACAGGAACAGTTACTATGACAGTTGCTGGTGACCAAGTTGCAGGAGTTACTATTACAAATGGTGGATATGGTTATGTACAAAATGTAGATAACTCATACAATCTACATCCATCACTTACATTCACTAATGCTGGTGGAGATACAACTGGTTCTGGTGTTGTTGGATACGCAATTATGGGTGGTGAAAAGGTCTCTGGAAACAACGGAGCACAGTATAGAATTAAGAGCATTGAGTATTTATCAACCGTTCGTTCCAAATAGGCATAAATAAACAAGAGGACAAGAGTACCTAGGACATGGCAGCCCTATTAACTGATCAATTTAGAATTTTTTCAGCGAGGAAATTCATTAAAGCACTTGAAGGACCAGATGCGTCTCAAAGCGATTCTGCAGCTGGTCCCAATCGAGATAGACTTTATGTTTTTATTGGAAGATCCCAACCTTGGGATAATGAGAACGCACCCCCACAAGCAGTGGATTCATTTTCAGAGTTTTCTAACTCATATGATGACATGATCTCTCTTAAGAGAGTTCTTGCTGCAGATACGGTTCAGGTTGTTCGTAGAATTGATTGGGTTTCTCCTGAAGAAACTACAGGTGGTTTGGGTTTTACCTATGACATGTATCGTCATAACTATTCTCCAAGTAAGACTGCCTCCTCTGGTGCTACAAAATTATACGATGCAGACTTTTTTGTTGTGAATTCACAATATCAGGTTTATAAATGCATCTATAATGGAACTTCACCCTCTGATCCTAATGGTAAACCTTCTACAGTTGAGCCTACTGGTACTAGTACCTCTATCATTACTACTGGCGATGGATATCGTTGGAAGTATATGTACACCATCCCTGTTGCTTCTGTCCTTAAATTCTTCTCTAATGACTACATGCCAGTCTTTACCAATACCGCAGTAAAGACTAACGCTGTTACTGGAGAAATTGATACTGTTGTTATAAACGCTGCTGGTTCTGGATATAATAACGGAACTTATGATAACGTTGCTATTAATGGTGATGGTACTGGAGGTCGTGTTTCTATCGTTGTTGACGGTGGTAAGGTTACATCTGCTACTGTAACATCTGGTGGTACAGGATATACATTTGGTCAAATTAGCATTAATGCTATTACTGGTATTGGTACAGGTACTAGTGGAGAAGTTGATGTTGTTGTTCCACCGCCAGATGGACATGGATTTGATTCCAGTATTGAACTAGGTGGTTTCCGTGTGATGATTAATGCTAAACTCTCATATGATGAGGGTGCAGGTGATTTCCCTATTGATAATGATTATCGTCGTATTGGACTCGTAACAAATCCACTCAAGTTTGGTACATCAGAACTTCTTGCAGATTTAACAGTTTCTGCCACAAAAGCAGTTATTTTCTCTCCGACTTTCCAAGGTAACTATGTTCCTGATGAAATTATCACTCAAACTAGAGTTGTAGGAGGTACTAATATTACTGCAAGAGCAAGAGTTATATCTTGGAATGCAACAACTAAAGTTTTGAAATACTATCAGAACTCAGTTGATGGTATCTTCCCTGAAGTTACTGGTACACAGAATGAGTTTGATGGATCTAACGTTATAAGTGGAGCAACCTCAGGTGCATCTGGTCAACCAGACGTAAACTTTCCTGCTGTTCCTAATTCTTCTTCAAGAACTATTAACAACACAGAGTATGATTTGGGTATGAGATTCACTAGTGGATATGCAAAACCAGAAATTGAACCAAATAGCGGTCAGGTTGTTTATATAGATAATAGGAGAGCAATCAGTCGTGCAAACGACCAAGTAGAAGACATTAAAATCGTAATCGAGTTCTAAACGAATGGCACAAAATACTAATCTAAACGTAACACCGTATTACGACGACTTTGATAAAGATAAGAATTTTTATCGGGTGCTGTTCCGACCTGGTTTTCCTATTCAGGCAAGAGAACTAAGTACAGTTCAAAGTATTCTGCAGAATCAGGTAGAATCTATGGGAACGCATCTATTCAAAGATGGTGCGATGGTAATTCCTGGTCAAGTTGGTTATGACTTGGATGTACAGGCAGTTCTTGTTCAAGAATCCTTCTTGGGTAGTGATGTTGAAACTTATAGAACTCAAATAACTGGAACTATTATTGAAGGTCTAACTACAGGTGTTAAGGCAAAGGTTTTATATAGTATTTCTGCCTCAGAATCAGAAAGAGGTTACATTACACTATACGTAAAGTATATTGATTCTGGTGATACTACCTCCGACACTGGTCTAAAAACATTCCAAATTAATGAACAGTTAATTACAGATAAAGAAATTACATTTGGTTCTACTCTGATTGAAATTGGAACTCCTTTTGCACAACTTCTTCCTGTTAATGCTACTGCTGTAGGTTCTACAGCATATATTAGTGAAGGTGTTTATTATATTAGAGGTCATTTTGTAAATGTTCCAGACAAGTATTTAATTCTTGATCAGTATAGTAGTAATCCTTCTTACAGAATAGGTCTTGAGGTTTTAGAATCTATTGTTACTCCTGAAGATGATGAATCTCTGAATGATAATGCTGCTGGTACTTCAAATTATTCTGCACCTGGTGCTCATAGATTTAAAATTCAAACACAGTTTGTAAAACGATTAATTACTGATGAAGCGGATAAAGACTTCATTGAACTTCTAAGAATTAATAATAGTAGAGTAGAAAATTATGTACAAAGAACTGAGTATAGTGAGTTAGAAAAATCACTTGCTCGTAGAACCTTTGAAGAGTCTGGTGATTACGTAATAGATACATTCAACGTTACTATGCGAGAGCATCTTAATGATGGATTTAATAATGGTGTTTATGTTAAAGGACAAACCTCTGATCAAGGTAATCTTGCAGATGATGCTAAATTAGCAATTGAAGTTTCTCCTGGTAAAGCATATATTAGAGGATATAGAACTAACTTTATTAGTCCAAGATATGTTGATGTAGATAAACCAAGGGATTTTGAAACTCGTGAAAATGGTATTATTAATTTTAATCTTGGTAATTTTGTAAAAATATATGATGTCTATGGTTGGCCAGAAATATCTGGAGATGGTGTTAGTGATGCATATCAAATTCTAAATCTCTACGATGATTGGGCACCAAATGTAACTTCTTCTATAAAGGCAGGTGCTAATAGAATTGGTAGATGTAGAGTAGTTCAGTTACAAAAATCTAGTAGTGCTTTAGCTGCAACATCACCATTTGGAATCGAACCAACCATTACTGGTGGTGTTTACGATCTTTGGTTCTTTGATGTTCAGATGTTTACTGTTTTGAATATTTCAAATCCAGTAACTTATGCTGCAGGAACTAAAATTATTGGTAAGACTTCTGGTGCAACAGGTTACATTGCAGATACTGGAAATAATACACATTACATTTATATTGAGCATGTAAGTGGTGAATTTAGTAATGGTGAAATTTTGTCTGTTAATAACAGAGATTCTGGAACCTTAGAGGCAGCACATACTTATCAGTTAAGTGATGTTAGATCTTCTTTTGGTCTTGATGGTACTAGTTCTGTTAGATTTGGTGCAAACTGGATTCTAAATGATTCACGTCCTATTGAGTCTTCCACAGTAAATATTGATGAAACAACTGGTGACGTTCTTACTGTAGATACTATCGTTGGTGGTAGTGGATATTCAAATGCTACAGGTGTTGCTACAACTGGTGGTAATGGTAGCAACTTAACAGTTGATATTACCGTTACAGCAGGTGCAGTTACAGGAGTGACTGTTAATAACGCTGGAACTGGTTACGATATTGATGAAACTATTACTATCACTGGCGGTGGTGGTAATGCAACTTTTGATGTTGCTAGTGTAGGTCGTGAAAACATCACTGGTTTCCGTACAAGATTTGAAAAAGATCTGAGACCTGGTGATGTAGTTACTCCAACACTCTCTGATTTGGAAGGTACAAATACTCTTCGTATTAAGAGAGTTGACCCAACCTCTATTGCAACCACTTCAGTAAATAGAAAATCTACAGTTTTAGCAGGAGATGCAGTTTTTGATTTTAGTGATCAAACTGCTAGACTTGATAATTCTTTAAAGATTGGTACAGTTAGTGCTGGTGAATATGGTGAATTAGTTAGATTACGTCCTTTCATTTTCCAAAAAGATTATCAGAACGGAGAACTTTCTTTTGACCTTCCAGAAGACACAATGAAGTCTTTGAGTGATGAGTCATTCTTTGTTTTTAGAAACTTCGCATCTAAGACAGTAACTTCAGGTTCTATTACATTTACTCTTCCTGAAACTGAAGCATTTGCTGCATTATCTGGTGATAATTATATTCTTACAATTATCGATAAGGGAAGTTCTGGGGTATTTACTGATGGAGAAAATGTAGATATTGATGCACAAGTAGATGCTGGTGTACTATCAACCTCTTTTGGTTCTGATAATCAATCTTTCTCAATTAGTGGTCTTACTGGTATTGCTACAGTAACTCTTACAGCATTAATTTCTAAAAATACTGTTTCTAAAAAAATTAAAACTGCTTCTAAGATGAAGACATTGAAGGTCATTAAAACTGACCAAGATGTAGATGTGCAACCAACAGGTCTTATTTACAGTACTCTTTATGGAACTAGAGTTGAAGATTTAGATATCTCGTTTGGTGTAAATGATGTTTATAATATTCATGCAATATATGAATCATATGATGACAATGATGCATCTGCACCATATGTTGTTCTTACTGAATCAGTATTTTTTGCTGCAAGCACATTAATGATAGGTAAAACTTCTGGTGCTAGAGGTAGAGTCATTTCATTCTCTAACGCAGATTTAAAATTATATTATGTCAGTCTGAATGATATTCCATTCATTACAGGAGAAACAATTACAGGGGAAAATACTGCTGGAGATGCTATTAGTGGTATTATTGATGATAGTGAGGATTCTATTTTTGCTGGAAGTAAAGTTATTACTGATCAGTTCCAACTTGAACCAGGTCAAAAAACAAACTTCTATGATATTTCTAAACTAATTCGTCTTCCTTCTACTGTAGCACCTACAAGAAGATTACTTGTAATTTTTGACTTCTTCTCCCATGAAGCATCTGGTGATTATTTCTCAGCAGAATCTTATAGTGGTATCCCTTATAAGGAGATTCCTAACTACAAGATGGATGGTTCTATTAAGTATATTAGAGATCAGATTGACTTCCGTCCTGCTGTTAAAGAATTGAGAAATGGTACTGGAACTATAAGTGATCCTTATTTCGTGAATTGTAGTACTTTTGATTTTGTTTCTAGAGTATTTGATACTACTGGTGGTTCTGGTGGTTCAACTATCTTCGATATTATGAAGGTAAACTCTTCATTTAGATCAGATTATTCATGGTATCTTCCAAGAATTGATAAACTATATCTTTCACATGATGGTCAATTAATTGTAAGTAAAGGTGTATCTGGTTACTATCTAATTCCACCTCCAAGAGTAGAGAATGCGATGCTTTTAGCATCAATTGAATATAAACCATATGTATTTGATCCAGAAAGAGATGTTATAATCACCACTGAGATTATTCGTCGTTATACGATGAAAGATATTGGAGATCTTGAGCAAAGACTTACTCATGTTGAATATTACACCTCTCTATCTTTACTTGAATCTCAAGCAGAAAACACCAAAACTTATGATGAAAATGGATTTGATCGTTTAAAGAATGGTTATGTTGTAGATGATTTTACTGATCATACAACTGGTGATGTTTTACATCCAGATTATAAGTGTTCTCTTGATTTTAAAGAAGGTCAACTACGTCCACAACATTTCACAACAAATATAGGTCTTCAATATAACGAAGAAGACTCTACAAATATTGTAAAAACTGATGGTAATGTCTTAATGCTACCTTATGAGGATGTTGCACTTATCACTCAACCTTATGCATCTAGAACTGAGAATGTTAACCCATTCAACGTGTTTACATTTATTGGTCGTGTTGATTTAACACCTGCATCTGATGATTGGATTGATATTGAGCGTGTTCCTGCTCGTGTTGAAAATATTGAAGGTGATTTCTCAACTGTTTCTCAGGATCTTGGTGTTGACCAAAATGGTTTTGCTCCTATTCAATGGGGTTCTTGGCAAACTAACTGGACTGGTGAAACATTACAGTCTACATCAAGGCAAAGATCACAATCAGGTACTTTTGGTGTTGGTCGTCAATTGGGTCGTCTTGGTCACGGGCAACGTCGTCAAGGTTTGTTCTATCTACATGAGCGTCGTACATTCCGTGTTGTAAACAATCAAGCACGTCAAGGTGTTCGTACAAGGGTTGTTCCTAAGATTGAGCGTAGATCTTTAGGAGATAGTGTTCTTTCTAGAAGTGCTATTCCTTGGATCAGATCTCGTAATATTGGATTTAATGTTGATAGATTGAAACCACGCACAAGAATGTATGCATTCTTTGATGGTGTTGACGTAACTACATACCTTACTCCTAAAGTAATTGAACTTATTAAGAATTCTACAACAGATTCCAGAACAAATGAAACTCCTTTCGTTGTTGGTGAAACTGTACTTGGAGAAACTTCAGGTTGTCAATTAAAAGTTGTTGCTCCTGATGATGGATATAAGACTAATCCTTATGGTAAAGGAGTAGAAACTCTTCCTACATCCTATGCTTCTCAAACAGCATTTCTAAATCATGATATAACTGCTATATCTGAAACTGTATCACCAGATTATTTTGGTAATATGCAAGTTGGAGAAATTTTAGTTGGTCAAACTTCTGGTGCTAGAGCAGTTGTTCAGGATCGTCGTTTATTAACTGACAACGTTGGTAATTTACAAGGTACATTCTTTGTTCCTTCCCCTAAAAACGATGCTAACCCACGTTGGGCAACAGGTACTCGTTCATTTAGATTTACAACATCTAATACAAATAGTAAGGCGATTGGTGCAGTAGATTCTTCTGCTGATACTACTTACTCAGCAACAGGAACATTACAAACTGTTCAGGAAAATGTTCTAGCAATTCGTAATGCTGAAATTGTTAGAGATACTGTATCTGAAGATAGAGTTGTACAAACAACTAGAACTGAAACACGTCAGATTGGTTGGTATGACCCTCTTGCTCAATCATTTATTGTTGAGGAAGAAGGTGGTACATTCCTTTCAGGTGTTGAAATATTCTTTAACTCGAAAGATGATAATATTCCGATCTCTATGCAGATCAGAACAATGGAAAATGGTTATCCAACAAAAACAATTCTTCCTTTCTCGGATGTTACTATAACACCTGATCAGGTAGAAATTTCAGAAAGTGCTGCTGTTGCTACTAAGTTTACATTCCAAGCACCTGTATACATTAAGTCATCTGTTGAATATTGTTTTGTTCTTCTATCAGACTCTAATGAGTATAAGGTTTGGATTTCTAGAATGGGTGATGTTGATATTAGTGGTAATAGAACAATTTCTGAACAACCTTATGCTGGTGTTCTATTCAAATCACAGAACGCATCTACGTGGACTGCTGACCAATATGAAGATTTGAAGTTTACCGTATATCGTGCAAACTTCACTGCAACTAGTGGAACTGTTGCTCTTAATAATACAAAACAAGGTAGAGGTAATGGTGGTATACACAGATTGATTGATAATCCAATTCAGACTATCAAACCAAAAATTGTTTTTACTACTGATCCTGTTTCTACACAGTACACCTTTAGTATTGGTGCTCGTTTATTACAACTCACTACAAATGCTGAAGCAACTGTAGTTTCTTCTACAACATCTAATTCTGTTGCAGATACTATTACTGTAACTGATGTATCTGGTAATTGGTTACAAGGAACATCTACTACTTTCCTTCTAAGATCTTCTGAAGCACTTGCAACCATGGTTGTTGGTAGTGCATCTGGAACTTTAGAGGTTGGTGATGTTGTTACTGGTGCAACATCTGGATCTATTGGTATTGTTAAGACTTGGAATGGGTCTAACGCATTGGTGCTTAATTATATTACTGGTGCATTCACAGACACTGAAACTATTAGTGAAGCAGGTGGTTGGTCTGGGACTGTAACCTCTTCTACTGAAAGTGGTGACTCCTTTGGTGCATTCCTTGCTTCTGTACCTGCTTACACAAGTGATGAGAAAGAGATTCTTATCTATCATAGAAACCATGGTATGCATCAACGTACAAATCATGTTAAGATTGAGGGTGCTATTTCTGAAGTCTCTAATACATCTTTAACAAGTGCATTAGTAGCAGCAGCAACATCAATCACTGTAGAGAACGCAAATTTATTCCACAAAGTTGTGAATGGTGCAGCAATTACTGATGTAAATCCAGGATACGTTAAGATTGGAGATGAAATTATCAAGTATAATGCTATTTCTAGTGATGGTAAAACAATTACTGTTGCTACCTCTGGTAGGGGTTCTAACGGAACCAGTGATGTAACACATGCATCAGGAGCAATTGTTGAATGTTATAATCTTGACGGTATTCCTCTAGTCGACATTAACAAGACTCATACAAGTATATCTTGTCCTTGGTTAGATACTTATATGCTTCATATTAATGGTGTAGCAAATAATGGTATTCGTGCGGGTGGTAATCAAATTTATGCTTCTCAGAATACTCAGTTTGAAACTCTAACACCTACTATATCTGTAATGAATTTACCTGAAACAGATATTACTGCTAGAATTAATACAACTACAGCAACATCTATTGGTAATGGAAGTGCTAACGTTGATCAATCATCTTTCGTTAATGATGGTACTTATGAAGCAATAACATT